CCTACCAGTTTGCCCAAGCCCGCCACGTACACCGGCAGCAGCTGCTCGCCCAGCTCGCGGTACAGGTCCGATTTGCGGGCCAGCAGCTCGGCCTCCTGACCCGCGGCGTTCTGGCGGGCCTCGTTGTAGAGCGCATCCACGCCGAAAGCCTTCGGAGCCGCGGCCAGGTGCTTGGCGATGTTCGCGCGTTCCATGAACAGTGACGCGAACAGGTCGCCGCCCTTGCGGCCGGAGAACAGCGCATTGATCTTGCTCACCACCTGCTGGTCGTTGAGCTGGCCGTCCGGGTTGAGCTTTGGGATGACGCGCGTCATCAGGTACTCAAACGGATTAGCGCGGTACAGGTCGCCCTCTTTCAACGCGTCGGGCAGCAGCTTCTTGAGGTGCCCCGTCTTCTCGTGGACTTCGATGGCGCCGGGCTTGAGCAGGCCCAGCTGGTACAGCTCGTCCGCCGACTGGCGCGTCGAGCGGCCGGCCGCCCAATTCTGGTACGCGGTGGCCAAGCCCGTACCGGCGCGGTGGCCGCCCATTTCCTGCACGGTATGCAGCAGTCCGAAGAAGAACGATTGATCGTCCAGCTGCTTGGCGGCCACACCGCCGGTCTTGATCATGTTGAGCAGGTCTTCGGACTTCACCAGGCCGCCGGAGGCGACGTAGGCCTGCGTGGCGAAATCCAGCACGCGCTTCAAGCTTTCCGGACTCTTGGCGGCGCCGCGCAGCTCGGCGACCTTGAGCAAGTCCATGAACATGGTCTCGGCGGTCGCGCCGTGGCCTTCACCATGGCCGCCCTGGGCCATCACGGTCTCGATGCCGAACTTCATGCGCGCGAGGTAGGGCGTCACCGCCTCCGCTTCGTGCATGTCGCGCAGCACGCTGTAGGACTCTTTCAGCAGCTTGAGGGTGTCGGTGGCGCTCGTCCCCATGATGTCCTGCGCGCGGGCGAACTTCACCGCATCGGTCACCATGGCATCGCCCACGCCCATGGCGCGCAGCTGCGCCACCTGCATCGACCAGGCCTTCGCTTCGTCAATGGTCGGGCTGATCGCGCCGAGTACGTGCTTGCCGGTCTCGCGCGCAGCGTAACCACTGACCGTGAGGTGCGCGGCCGTTGCCGATGTCCGCTCGAAGCTCTGCCGCGCGGCGGCCATTTTCTGCTGCTGCCGCGTGATCGCGCCGAGCTTGCGCTGCTGCGCGTCCATCTGCGTGTTGGTCGCGGCGATGTCGTCACGCAGGCGCCGCTCGTCACGCGCCAGGTTGCGCGTATGGATGCCGGCCGCGCCGAGGCCTTCGCGCATGGCTTGCAGGCGACGGACGTTGGCCTGGTACTGCACGCCCAGCGCGTCGGCCTGGCGCTTGGCGGCGGCGAACTCTCGGGTCTGTTGCCGCGTCGGGTTCGACGCCCCGGCGATCGCTCGCCCCAGCTCCGTGGCGTGCTTCTGGGCGGTGGACAGCTGGCCGGCGAGTGCCTGCGTGCCTACTTTGAGCTGACGGAAGCCCTTCAAGTCGTCCTGCGCCTTCTGCAGTTCCTTGAGGCGCTGGCGGGTCTCGCGCAGCGCCTTGGACGTGGCAGCGGAACTGCCGGCGATGCCGCGTAGCGGCGCGGTCGCCTTGTCGATCATGTTCAACAGAACGCTAAGCTTGAGATCCACGCTAATCCTCGCCGCCGTTACGAAGCCGGGCGCGTTCGCGCCACTGCACCAACTCGCTCACGTCCATGGAGTCCATCGCAGGCGGTGGCCAGTGGAACACCACCGCGATGTCAGCCATGGCGTCCTCCACCGTTACGGGAAGGCCTCCCGCTTCTCCTTCGTCAACAAAAAACCGGACAGCTCCACGCCGAACTGCGTGATGTCGGCCGGGTCCAGGTTGCCCACGTCCTGCTTGGTCAACGTCGGCAGGGTGATGCGCGGCAGGACGATTTCCAGCGCGGCGATATCCATGTGCAGCAGATTCACCAGCTGCGTGCCGCGCAGCTCGCCGGCCTTCGGCTTGCGTAGGCGGACCTCGGTAATGGTCTGTTCGCCACGCTGGATCGGCTCTTCCAGTTTGATGACGGGCATGGTGGGGGTGTCGCTCATGAGAAAACTCCTTGGGAAAAGTGAAGGGATTACCAGTGGCCGATGGCGGCGCGCTGGGCAGCGGTGAGGTCCACGCCGTCTACGACCAGCTTGTTGGCGAGCATGTCGATCTCGATCACCGGCACGCCGTCGATGCTCAGGCGGTAGTACGCGCAGGACACCGAGAACTTGTGTTCGGTGTCGCTCTGCGACTTGGCGTCGCCCGGATCGAATTCCTTGTAGCGACCGCGCACGGCCACTTCCACGGCGTTGTAGGCGCCGTTGCTCTCGGACTGGTAGGCGCCGGCAAAGCGCAGCTGTACCGCATCGACGGCCGTCGCGCCGTACTTGGCCAGGGCGCTCTTGATCAGGCCGCCGGCGGTAAAGGCCAGCTCGATCTTTTCCTGGCCCAGGTCGATTTCGACCGGGCCAGCCATGCCGCCGGCCGCGTAGTCCTCCATCTTGCGGGTGAGCTTAGGGAGCGTGACGCTCGGCACCAGGCCAAGCCAGGATTCGCCGTTCTGGAACAGGTCGAAGTTTTTCAGTTTGCTCGGGAGCTTCATGGAGTCATTCCTTGCAACAAAGAGGGAGCGCCGCCGACGTGATCGACGGCGGGGGATCAGGCGTTGGTGGCGGTGACGGCGGCCTTGAGCTTGCCGATATAGACGTCGGTGAAGGTCTGGGTGAGCTGCAGGTCTTCGAGCGGCGGCACGGGCGTGTAGTCGTAGCTGATCGCCAGCTTGCCGGCCTTCATGTCCGCGGTGTCGTTGAGCGAAGCATCGAACCAGGCCTTGCCGCCCAGGATGTAACCGAAGCGCGCGAGGCTCCCCAGCTTGGCGTTGATCGCGTCGATGATGTCGATGATCAGGCTGGCGTGCATGGGCTTGTCGGTGTACTCGAACACGCCCTGGCCGATGGTGTCGGCGATCACTTGCGCGGTGCGGGTGTACACCTCGAAGATGAAGTCGGTCTTGTCGCAGGTGCGCGACCCCCAGAAGCGGAAGCCGTTGTGCTTGACCAGCGTGGTGATGCCCGCTTCGTTGAGAATGTCGGCGTCGGTGCCTTCGCTGAGATAGTCGAAGTACACGTCGGCGGTGATGCCCATCGGGCCATCGAACGGGATATTGGACAGCGAGCGATGCCAGCCCACGTCCTGGTCGAGCTTCGCGCGCAGGCCCAGCGCCATGGCGACGGTGTTGGCCTGTACCTCGGCGTTCGCCACGGTGTCCCAGGCGGTGAAGTGCGGCCAGATGAGCATGAGTTCGCGTGCGCCGAAGCTGTCGCGGTAGGTCTTGGCCTCGCTGAGCGTCTTGGCCTTGTCGCAGCTGGCGTAGCCGAAGGCCTTGAGCTTCTTGGCGACATTGGACAGCGCCGTGGCTACCGGCTGGGTGTCCAGGCCCGGCGCGCCAAGGATGCGCGGGCGCACGCCGGTGCGGGCTTCGGCGGTCAGCAGCGCTTGCAGGCCGGTGTAGCGGCCGTCCTCGGTGGTCGTGCCCACTGCGTTGGAGGTGGTGGCATCGGCGTCTGCGCCTTCCTCAATGCGCACCACGATGGTGGGGCAGGTCACCCGATCGGAGATCGCGCGCAGGCTGCTGGCGAGGGTGCCGGTGATGCCGGCCTTGCCGATGGCGGCCTTGGGGTTGGTCAGCAGGACCGGCGTGTTAAGCGGAAAGGTCTTCGCGTCGGCGTCCTTGGCCGTGGCGATCAGGCCGATGGTGGCCGTGGATACGGTCTGCATCGTGAAGGCGGCGCCCGAGACTTCGTTGACGCGCGCGCCGTGGTGATAGGCGGTAGACATGGGTTAGCCCTCGGTGGTGGTGGAGTCGGTGGTCGGCGGCATGTCCGCGGGCGGCGCGGAGAGATAGCCGGTCGGCGGTGGGTCGCCGAGCTGGGTGATGACGTGCCGCACGCCATCGGCGGTCCAGTAGGTGAAGCCGCGGTAGTCCGCGACGAAGGCCCAGGTGGCGTGCTCGTCCTTCCACTGCACGGCCTGGTGCGTGCCCGGCGTCGGCGGGCACTGCGTGGTCAGCGTGTCGGGCAGCGCGCGGCCGGACGGCACGCGCGGCGCCAGGTCGCCGGTGGCCTTCCACCACACGGGGAAGCGGCTGTAGTCCGGTTCCTGCTGCCACGCGCGCGTCGTGGAATTCCAGACATTGCGCAGCGGCTGTGCATCGCTAAACACCGGTGGCGGCTCGGCAGTCACACCGGCGGGCGGCATCTCGCCGAGCCGCAGGGTGTTGGGGATTGGGCGACCCGTTGCGATGTCCCACAGCATCACGCCGCGGTAGTTGGGCACGATGTCCCAGGCATCACCGATGGCGTTGAGGCGTGCGGCCTCGCGCGGCCCCATCTCGGCGGGCGGCTTAGCCTCCACCACGTTTGGGGGAAGGTGGTATGTGCCTTCTGCGGGTGAGAGATAGACCAGCACGGCGCACAGGTACTCGCGGGTGATGGTGTCGAAGCTGTAGGCGTACGTCGACGCCGGCAGATGGTCGGACATGCGGTGGCCTCAGTAGGCGATGAAATGGAACAGATGCCAGCCGGCCGCGAGGTTGGCGCTCTCGCCTGCCGCGGACACGGTGATGGTGTGGACGTGGCCACCGGCGCTGCCGGCTGAGGCGTTGTGGTTGTGGTCGCCGACGGCGGCGATGTAGATCTCATGGGCGTGACCGCCCGCGCCGTTCATGCCGATGTTGTGACCGTGGGTGCCGTTGCCATCGATGCTCAGGCCGTGCTGGTGATCACCCGCGGCGGCGGTGTTGGCGCCCGCGCTTTGCAGACGGGGGCTGCCGGCGCCCTGGTAACCCACGTCACCCCACGCATTGGTGATGATGGATGCGCCATTGGCTGCGGTATGCGTGTGGCCACCGGCCACATTCGTGGCGCCGGTATGGCCGTGCCAGCCTTGGCCATCAGTCCAGGCGCCGTGCGCGTGATCGCCGACGCCGCTGGAACTTGCACCGTGCGCGTGTCCCCCGGCGGCGACGATAGACACCGTATGGCTGTGATCGGCAACGGCCGCCGCGGTGGCGCCGTGGGTATGGCTCAACACAGAGCCCGCGCTATAGATG